TCGAGCCCTACGTCCATCGCGGAAATGTCTGAAAGCCCCTGCATCGCTTTCACAAAGTTTTTCCCAAAACGGTAGGGCGACGACCCCGAGGCGTAAAACCCGCTCCACGTATCCGCAATCGTTGCGGTCAAGAACGTCGTGAGCTGGGTAAGGTTTTGCAGGTAGGAGAACGCCCGCAACCCGGCAAAGAATGCCGGCGTCGCCGCATAGTTGAAGCGATCAATCAGGATGTTTTCCAGTTCGCGCCGTTGCTCCGACGACAGCTCGCCCGCCAGCGCGTAGTCCGCGATCCACGCGCCGACGCTACCCCGGACGTTTATAGGCAACACCTCAAACTCGACCGCGCTAGGCTCAAACACGACGCTTTTGCCAAAGAACCGCAGCGTTTCCAGATGCTCACGCATTGCCGTATTGTGCTTCATCGCCGAGTCCACCCCCTTGTAGTAGTGGATCATTTGCTCCTTGCTGACTACTTCGATAGTGCGCGCCTTGAGTGAGCCAGGCACCCGCCGGCCGCCCTCAAACTGCCGACGCTGCGCGTTCGCGTTCGCCTTCATCACCAGCTCATCCATTTCCGCCTCAGTCAGCGAACGGCCGTTGTCCCGCGCCGCCGCCAGCGCCTTATCCATGAGTTTGTCGAACTCGTCTTGCAACCCCGGCAGGCCCAGCGTTTGAAGCAGCGCATCCCGGTTCATCACCTTGCGAGGCCAGTAACTTTCAATGTTCCGCTTTTTGCCTGCCGCTTCCAGTATGGCGATCATGGCCCGGCCTGCTTGCCCGGCCGGCAGCGTTTTGGCCTGCTTCATGGCGTCGCGCAGCAGCGCCGTCGTTTTTTCGTCTAGCTCGCCGTTGAAAAACTTCCCCGGAGGCACGCCCAGCTCTAGCGCCTCCGCCATTTGCGCCTCAAACACCGCCCGCACAGCATCCAACGGCCCCAGCACGCCAAACTTGCGCGCAATGGCATCCGCTACGTCCTTGTGGCCATTAAATAGCGCGTGGTCCAAGTCTGCAAGGTTGCCCGTCGTCATCCCGGCTTTCTTCGCCGCCTGGTAGAACGCCAGCACCTTTTCATTGTCATCCGTCGCCTTGCGCGCCGCCGTCGCCGTGCGCGCGCGCATCATGCGCCCTACCTCCGGGATAATTAGCCCCGCCCGGAAGTCGCTTGGCAACGCGATCCGCGTCAACTGCCCGCCCGCCTTGCGGCTACGGCGTAGCGCCGCCTGCCCGGCCTCGATAGCCTGCAAATAACCCTCTTCGCGCATCCGCACAAGCGCCGCCTGCCCGGTCGCATTCGTGTAAAGCGTGCCGTATTTTTGCAAGACGGCCTCTAGCTCCTCCATCTTCGCCGTGCGTTCCTGCCGCCCTGCGCCGTCGTCATAAAACAGATTCGCGGTTATATCCGGATTGCTCGCGTCAAACGTGCCACGGTTGCCGATGGCGCTCTTGATTTGGGTGGGCTCCATCGCAATCCACACGTCGCCCGGTAGCCCGTCGAGCATGTCGTCCTGAAGTAAAATACCGTCATAGCCTTCGCCCTTGAGGCGGCGGCGGAACTCTTCGACGCCACCCTCGGATTCAACAAGCGACCGGAGACGAGTGCTTGCCCATTGCGGCGCGTTCTCACCATCGCCAGTGATGATAAACGGCTTCTTGATGCTCAGGTAAACCGGCATCACGGCAGGGCCATATTTCGAAGCTGAATCGGCCTCCGTGGTGAACCAACTTCCGACGTTATCCATGCCGGGTTTACGGCCAAAGAACGAAATCGCAAAATTGCGGTCAAAAATGGTGGGGTTTCCAAAGTCGATGCCGCGTTTTTCGTCTCGGTAAACGTGCGTCCCGTGATAAACCACCAGCGGCTTGCCCTGCGCGTCCACCACCTTGCTCGCGCCAAACCAGCGGCGAAACGCGGGCGTGTCGGTTTGCACTAGGCTGAACGTAGCCTGCCCACCCATCGCGCCCCCGCGTATCGCGTCCGTCAGTTCGAGCGCGTTGACCGCAGTCCCTTGCCGCTCATCGTATTCTTTTTGAAAGCGTGCCAGCGCATTATTGGCCGCTGTTTTATCACTCCAAGAACCCCATTTCATGCCATTTTCGAGGACAACATTGAAACCGCCATACCCTTCAACAACTGAATGCGGGCGACTGTTCATCGTCTCTTCGTCCCCCTCACGACGCAGCCCGCCGTCAATCTCCGCCTTCCCGACCTTTTGCCCCGCCTTCTTCACCGGAGCCAGGCCGTTGACCACGTTGCGGAAATATACGTCGTAGAGCTTGGTCAGCCCTTCGCCGCCTAGCTTAAGGTCCACGCCTGAGTAACTGCCGCCACCCGTTTCAATAGCTTTTTTCGCCAAATCTTTTCCGATTGTCTCTGATAAGGCTGAATCGCTTTCGACCACCTTATCTACCACCACTTCTCCTTTTTTGCGTGCAACAACCTGCCACGCCCCTTCTGGCATCTTACCAACGCTAATCTGCTCCACTTGCTTGCTCAGGTCATACCGTTCCGCCTGTTGTTCGCCAGTAGTCCACCCCAGCACGTCAAAGCCGCCATCCACGGCCTTACGCAGCGCCCACTTCAAACCAATCTCCCGCCAGTTCTTTTGGAACAGTTCGGGCATCTTCTCAAACTCCGACTTTTGCGGTCCCTGCACCTCTTCTAGAAACAGCATACGCTTGCCGTCCGCCGTCACCCGCTCATTGTAGCGAAGGCGAACCACCGGATTCACTATGTTCTCATATTGCGAATGACCATCGCGCCAGCCCGTCTGTGGTTGCTTCGTTGCGATGATATAATCAATGGCCTGCTCCGATGCACCCCGAGACTTGGGAATCTGAAATGTTTGTTCAGGTCCGTCGATAATCCAGAACCGCCCATTATCACGGCTCGCGCTTTCCTCATAGTTTACCGTGAGATTTTCCTTAGTATAAAGCGGCCCCTGTCTGTCCGGCACCGTCAGCAGCACCTCCCGGTAACTGCCTTCGATTGCGCCTGGTAGGGTGTAAGTAGAAAACTCCGTGCGTTGCCCCTTCGCGTCCCGGATGTTCCATCCACCATCTTCCGTTTGCTCAATGGACAAACCTGCTTTCAGCACGCCGTCAGCGTCAACAATCTCCGCGTCACCTTCTATTGCGCTCACCAGCTCTGCCCTCGTCGGGTAGCTCTGCTTAAACATGAAATCACCCGCCCCTAGCGTCACGTCCTCAACCTTCACCTCGTTGGCGCGCAGATAGTCCAACACCTCCTGTTTGGTGTAAGTCTTACCGTCCTCGAGATCGTTGACGCCGACCAAAGCAAACTCGTCTTGGTTCACGCCCAGCTTTGAGTTGCGGATTGTCGCCTTCCATTGCGCGCCGCTCGCCTTCCCCTGCGTCGATTGCTCCACGGTGCGGACTAGACGCGAGTAGAAAACTGGGGCCGAAGTAAGGCTAAACGTAGCCCCGCCGCGCGGTTCGCGTATCATGGATTCACTGATGCGAAAATCTTTGTTCCGCCCCTTGTTTTCCACGAAGCCAAACCGTTTGTAAAACTCGCGCAGCCGCTCCAAAGACGAAGCACCAAAGTCCTTTGACGGCGTGAGCGCGATCATTTGCCCGCTGGCATCCGCGTAGGCCGTCAGGTCATTCATCGCCGCCGTCCCTATGCCCTGGGCCTGCGCCGCGTCCTCCACGCGAATTGAAGAAAGTGTAATCACTCCGCCCTTTTCGCTCATCTGAGACTTGATCCCGCGCGCTTCCCACTTGGCGCTTATTTCTTCCAGCGAGAACGTAGCCCCAGCCCCGCCGCCCACCGGCCTGCCATTCTCCGCGATGATCTTCACTAGATTCTCGTCAAATATGACGTAGTTGCGCGTCCCCTCGCCCACGTTGCGCGAGTCCCCGTCAAGGTAGCGGATGCCGGGGATGCCGGCGGCGGCAAGTCGTGCCGCAACTTCCGCGCCCCTGCCGTCCATTCGCACCCCGCTACCTTTATCAAATACCCCGGCGTCATACTCTAGGCGCGAGTAAAATTCATAACCTAGATCCTGCATTGCCATGCCTTCCGGCAGCATTCCGCTAATAATCGCCCGCACCTTCTCACTTTGTGCGCTCAACGGCGCATCCCAGTCGAGAAACTCCTCGGTGTTTGGTAGCAGCTCGACGGTGTAGAGCGCACCACCCGACTTCTTAAGAATAGCGTCAACCTTCTTGGCTATTGCCTTGGCCTTTTTCTCCGCCTCTGCCGAATAACCTTCCGCTTGGGTGTAAATCGCCTCCAATTCTGACGGCAGCTTGTGCAGCATTGCCGACTCCCAAATCTCTAGCGCATCATAATCGCCCCGAGCTTCCGCCTTCTTGTATTCCGCCATCATGGCGGCTTCCTGCTTCGCATTACGCGGATAATACTTCATCGCCACGTCCTTTGCCTCCGCAAAGTAAAGCCCCCAGCCGTAAGCCTGCGCACCTTCGCCGGTGCCAATCTTCGCCATGCTGAACTTGTCCACCTTGTGCGGCGTGCCGTGGTAGGCTGTCAGCGAAAACGTCGTCGGCCCTACCAACTGCGCACCATCCGGCAGCTCCACCACGTTCGACGCATCCGCAGGGACTGCGCGGCCCAGGCTGAACGTTTCCGCTACGCGAGCGGTAGCCCGGCCTTTGCCCGCTTTAGAGCGACGCCCAAATTGTGATCCGCCTGCTCGGTTTCCTCTTGGAATTGCCGGGGGCTCATATCGTGCGAATTCATCTGCAACCCGGTTGTCGAGCCCGTAGGATCCGACAACTTGCTGGGCAGCGACTTCATAGTCGACCTTTTCCCCTGACTTGTTGACTGCCTTGAATGCTGAGAAGAGGTCTTTTTCTGCATACCAAATGATCGCTTGAACATCTGCTACGGTCAAGCGTGGAAACCCCTGCTGCTCGAGCAGGTCGATTGCTTGGTTGACCGCTTTGCGCATGGCGTTGCGCTCCCTGCCATTTCGTGGCGTGTCATTCATCTCTCCAGCCACCTTCTTGGCGACCGTGTTCGCCTTCACGTTCAGCGGCGTTTTGTCCTTAAAATTGCCCTTGGCATACTGCTCGGTCTTCGCTTGAGCAAACTCCACCAGCAGGGCGTCGTCCTTGAGCAGATCCGCCTTTTTGTAGCCCAGCAATTCCTTCGCCCCCTTGGTCGCCTTCACCGTTTCACGGAGCTCCACCAGCATCTCGGGATCGGCTTGCACTGCCATGTTGCCAAAGGTCCGGTTCCAAGTCCTCGAGAACCAAAGGTCTGCCGTCAGGGTTGAGAAATCCCCGTTGAGATTGCCGAAGAACGACCCGATCTTGGAACCCATGATCGCCATCGCTCCGGTGATCTCGGTGGTCACCAGTTCGTTGCTCACCTCGTAGCCGAGTGCGTTCCACTCTTTGACCGTCATCTTCTTGGTCATGGTCTTCATGACCTCGGCCGCGCCTAGCGTATCGATTAAGCTGAACAGACGCTCGATGTTGTTTCGGATCGGTGCATCCGACTTACCTGGGTAGGGCCATGTCGGCAGCTTGCCGGTCTCTTTGAATTCACGATAGGCTTTCTCAGCCACTCGGAAGTTGATATCAACCGAGTTGCCCTGACTGATCGCGGCTAGCAGCACCTTGAAGCGTAGCTGCGCCCCTTGGTCCTTCTCGATTTCAGGATGCACTCGGGCAAGAAGCTCGAGCGCACTGCGCACTTTTCGGTCATACCAGCCGATTCCCGAGGCGTCTCGAGAAAGCATATCGGCCATGTCAGCAGCCAGGGCTTCAGCCGCCTGCCTTATTGCTTCGTCCGACAGATCATCCGCAGATCGATGGTATCCTTCTTTCTTGGCAAGTTCATCTAACGCAAGTGCAAGATCGTAAACCTTGACCCTGCCTTGAGTGCGAGCCGGGGTAATAATCGCCGTGTTCTGCTTTAATTCGGCAGCAGTAACCGTGGACACCAGGCTGAACGTCTCCGCTTGCTGCCTGCCGTAGTCGCCGCCGTAGGTTGGAAATTGCGGCGTTCCGCTAGTGCTCAGTGACAGCGCGTTAAGCAAGTCGACCGGCGTCTCGTAAACAAACCCTTCATCGGCTAGCGACTGAATCAAATAATCCAAATCCGCACCGTTCTTCCGAAACGTGCGCAAGCGGTCGTAAAGGCTCATGTTTTCCGCAATCATCCGCAGCTCGCCCGCAAAGTTGCCCGCCTTCGCCTCCGTTGACGCAGCACGCAGCCCACCGAGCCGGCGCACCACGTTCATTAGTTCGTCACCCTTGACCTGTCCGGCGTCCACCTTGGCGCTTGCCCGCTCTGCGTTCTGTTCCTGCTTAAAATACCACTCCATCGCCTTATCCTGCGCCTCTTCCAGCGTCGCCGCCTTGCCAATCTCGGAACCGTCCGGCGCGTTGACCGTAAACCCGGCTTCCGTCGTGCCGAAAATGCGCGGGAAGTCATCGGCCTTCATCGCCGCATCCATCATTTCCGCGTCAATCTCGCTTGCCGCCGGCACCTCGTTGACCGCGCCGCGTTCCTTTGCCGCTACCGTGCCCGTGCTCTCTTGCAGCAGCCGCAGGAAGTCGGGCGGAATCTCGCCGGCCCGCTCCATGTCGAGCAACTTCTTGCCCAGTTCCAGCGCTTCACGCACAAACCGCGCGAACCGCTCAAGAAACGCCCGGAACTCCGCCGGCAACCGCGTATCCCCTTCTTGCGCCTTCCCGGTCGCGTAGGCCACGGCGTATTTGCTCAACCACTCAATAGCGCCGCGCTCATCCAGCGCCCCCTCTGTGCCCTCAACCTCTGCCCGCCATGCCGCCACGCGGCCAACGGTCAACTCTTCCGTCTTAAGCTGGCGCTTAACGAAGTCCTCAACGCTTTCCTCGATTACCACCGTAGGCTGTGCCCCGGCCGCGATCTTGATTGCCGTCGTCCACCGTTTTGCCTGCTCGTTCCAGCGCGTATCACTTGACCCCATCACTTGAAGGGTTCGCACATCCAGCCCCGCCGGCAGCGCCCCGCTTGCAACATAAGATTCGTAAATGCGCTGTGCCTCTTCGACGTTCCCCACCACATCCACCAGCTTAGGCGCATTGCCCCGATCTACCGTTAGCGCCCCGGATTGATCCCGCTCGGCGTGCAGAGCCGTGATGTAGTCAATTAGCGACGTAACCGCCGCCTCCCGCGTCACCCGCTCATCCTCAGCCGCAGCCGCCAGCTTCACAATCTCGCCCCGGTAATTGTCCCACGCTGCCGCCGCCTCCGGCGTGCTTACGTCCACCACCAAAATGCTCCCGTCAGCCTGAATGATAGCCGGCTTACCGTCCACCTCGCCCAGCGTCACGCCGCCAAAGCTTGCCCCCTTAAGATTCACAAACTTGGCCGCAGCCACCGCTCGATTGTAAGCCTCATGCGCTGCCTTGTCGCCGTTCGCCGCTTTTAGCAGCGTTTCCCCGTCCTTCATCGCCCGCAACTCGGCATCCGTGAACGCGCGCCGCACCTGCCTCATGTCGTATTCGTTCAACAGGCCGCCCATCCGCGTAGTCAAATAGTCGCCCGCCTTACGCGCCGCCCTGTTTTGTTCTAGGGCCACCACACCGCCAAAGCTGCCTTGCATGATAGCGCCACCACCAGCGCCCGCCATAAACTCCCAGAAACGACGGATTGCCACGCCTTCGTCAACAAACGGAATCACCCCGCGCTGTTCATCGTAAGACGCGACGGACACCAGATCGTCCCACTGTCCTTGTGCCACCTCTTCGAGCCCTTCGCCAATGGCCGTCCGGCCAATGCTCCGCACAAAATCTGGAAACAACACCCGCCCGCCGGTCTTGGCCGTGTTTGCCAGCGCCTTTTCAAGCACGCCATCCAGCTTGATAACGCTCTCAAGGATAGTCTGACCACCCGCGTTTACCATGTTCGACCAGAACGCCGCCGCCGGGTCGTAGTTCGCCCCCTCGTATTGCATCCGCGCTTTTTCCACGCCGGCAAAGGTCGCGCCGCCTACGCCAATCAGGCCGGCAACTCCCGTAGCCATAAGCGCCGACGTGGCAGGCATCGACCCAACCCCCTTCACAAATTGCCCGTAGCCCGTGCCAGCAAACGCAGGATCGACACCCCAGCGTTCATCCGTGGCATCCGCCAGTTCCTTCCAAAACGTAGCAACCTGCCGTAAGGTGGCGTCACCTTCCGTTTTACCCCACTCATCCACGCGTATCTTGTTTGCCTCGTTGATGCGTCCGATTGCTTCGGAATAGGCCACCGTCGCCGCTGTGCCGGCCTCGTCATACCCCGGATCAAACCCGCTCAACTGCCGTTCCGTGGCGCGCCGTTGCTCGGCCTCATACGCACCCCGCGCCAGGTCGAAAGTCGCGTTGTCATACATCGGATCAAGCAAGTCCGGCATCCGCTCGCCAAGCGCACCAGCCGCCGCCGAGAAAAGCCCTTGCGGCACGTTAAGCGCAAACTCTTGAAACCCGGAACCTAGCGCCCGAGGCGTTTGCCAGCCTGGATACCTCGCCTCATCGCGTGCCGGCGCGGCTTCCGCTTCCGGCCCCTGAGCGCCACCAACCGCCGGCTTTGCCACTCCCGGAGCGGTTTGCAGCTCCATGCCTTGCGCCTCTGCCGCCATCGTTGCCACAATTCGGTCATACGCTTCCGGCGCTTCCATCGCCTTGCCAAAGTAGTTTTCCATCACCGACCCAAGAACCGGCTGAATCTCCTTTGCGCTGCGCCCTGTGCGCTGAGACAGCCACCGCACCGCTAGCGCCTCGTCTAGCTGCACATCCACCATGTTCGGACTGTTCATAGCCTGCGCCATAGCGTCCAACTGCGCCAGGGCATCGGACGGAATTGCTGCGCGACGTTGATCCCGGCCGGCGTAAAGAAGTGAATCGTTCATGGATTAGTTGCTGATAATGCCACTAAGGACATTCATCGACGCCTGACTTTTAAGCGTTTCTAGTAAGCGGGATTCAAGGGCAAGCGCATCGGCCGGCGTCTTTCCACCCTCCTCATAAAACGCCGCAAGGTCGCGCTCTGCCTTCATAAGAAAATCCGTCGTCCATGCCTGCCCCAGTTCGCCGCTCTGTTGTAACGTCCCATAAACCTTGCTCCGCACATCGGCCTCGCCCTTCGTGATTTTCCGGCCCGAGCGTAAAACCCATTCCACCGGCACGCCAAAGGTTCCCGGCATCGTCACATTAGTAGCAGACCGCGAGGCCGCCATTGCTTTGCTCTGCGCCCGATAATCGGCCCGGAAATCTACGTCAAAGCCTTCCACTAGCCGCTTCATAAGCTGCCGCTTGGACTCTGCCGTAATTGGCGCTTCCGCAATACTGGTAAGCGCCGCCTCCCGCTCCTCCACGCTCGCGTCACGCCCTGCCGTGGCATACCGAGCAATGTAGGACTCAACCAGCAAGCGAGGATCTTCACCTTTGCGCACCTCGTTCCCTTTAGTGTCCACCAACGGCACCGCCGCATCCAGTTCGACAAACGCCGTGCCAGCCATGCGGCCCCGTAGCTCTTTTGCCTGCCCCATAGAAATCGTTCCCAACCGCTCCCGCTCCGCAACCTCGCGCGGCGTCAGCTCATCCACCCGCTTTTTCAGTTGCTCAAACTCATTGAATTGAGCGCGAGCCGTAGCCAGCGCCGCCTTAGCTTCCGCCTCCGCTTCTTTAGTCATCGCCACATCACGCCGCCCCAGCGCCCCGACCATCGCCGGCTTCATGCGATCCGCAAACTCGCGCGTCATGTCGCCCCGCTCTATTGCCTGCCGCGCAGCCAAGTCGCCAGCCTCCGGCCCGCCCTCCTCATACGCATCCAAGACCGACGCAAGGCTGCGCACCTGCGCCCGTCCTGCCTGTTCCTTCATGGTGCGGATGCGCTCAATCACGTCATTTCGCGCCCGCATGCTAATCCCGCCCACTCGTTCGCCTTTGGCGTCCTCAACCCATCCGTTCAAAAACTCACCTTTCGCGTTCTTGCCCGTGTAATAGGTTTCGAGCGCCGCCAACTCCGACACCTGAGACGCTACAGTTGTTTGCGATACATCGGAAAGCGTGCGCTTCGCATAGTCGTATTCTGCCGCGTTCGTCACCTGCGCCAGCATCGTTGCCCGCTGATCGTCAAATAGCGTCATTCCGTCGATAGAAGACAGCGCCGCCGTCACGTTGCCGCTTGCAAGATGCTCCATCGCGTTCGCCTCAAGCCGCGCGTTTGATTGGCCGATAAGCGCCGCGTCCCGCTTGGCCCGGAACCGGATAGCGGTTTCCACCTTGTAGCTGTTCGCCACCTGCCCGTCCAACGCGACCACATTCTTGCCCCAGCCCTGCTCCTTGGCACGCATCTCGCGCCCCTGGTCATACGCCTTCCACGTCTCGGCCTCGACCTTCTCCCACGTCTCCGGCTTGTCCGGGTTGTTCTGCGCGTAAGCCGCAATCTCGCCAGCCGCCTTCATGCGCTCCGTCTCTTCCGCCGCCAGAATCCCTCGGTTCACCTGTTCCTGTTTCATCACCGCAAAGCGGCCTAGCTGCGCGCCTACGTCAGCCACGGCAGCCCCAGCCCCCACTACCGCCCGATTGACGGCTGTAAACGCCCCTACGTCAGCGCGCGGGCCAAGAGCCGGCGCAGTGGGAACCGCAGAGAGCGCGACAGTGGGAATAGTTGCCATGTTAGAAATTAGCCGCCGATGCCGCTACGCACCGCCAAAGACCGAGGGGCCCCGGCCGCCTCCATGCCTGCCGCCGTGTTCGCGTTACCAGCGCCGCCGCCACTCATCGCGCCCATGCCCGCAGCCTGCCCGGCGCCTTGCAGCAACGTAGATCCCGCGCTAATGTATCCCGCCCGCGCTTGCATCAACCCCGTTGCCCGATCCATCGCGCCCTGTGCCCGCAGGTTTTGCTGTTCGAGTAGCGCCTGCCGGTTGTAGTCCAAGACTTCAAGTTCAAGATTGCCCGCCGACTCGGCAAGCAGCTCCAACGGCGTGCCCTCCATCACCACGCCACCTTTGGCATAGCGCCCGCGCTGCGTCGCCAGTAGCTTCCGGTTCTCCTTGCGCTTGCGCCGAATGTTCTCGGCCGCGTCCATCTCTACCTGCTTGGCCTGGTTCTCGGCCACCTTGGCGTTGTATTTGCCGATGCTGCGCGCCTGCTCGGCCGCAGTCACCTGCCCATAAACGGAAACGCCGGTCCCGACGCCCACCAGCACCACCGCCGTGACAAGCCAGCTCATTTGATTCTTTCCGTTAATGCTTTCATTGCCTGTTCACCAAGCACGCCAACCGCTTCGGCGTCGATAATCTCACGATAAATCTCCTCCACGTCCGTCTTGTCCGTAGGATGCACCGTCAGCCAAGTGCAATCTTCGAGGATAAAACCGATTTTCTGAACGCCAACGCCAGAGCGAAAAACAAAGGGTGCGCTCAGTTCGTGAATCGCCCCGCTCATATACACCCGGAGCTTGCCCGAAAGCAGGATGTTCAAATGCGCGGTCTTGTGAACGTGCCCGACCACAAACGCGCCTGCCGGCATGAAAACTTCGCGACAGTAAACCCCCGGCGCAAAGTGATCCGTCACCGGACACTCGATTTGCGGCCCGACCGTTACCTGTGAAATGGCGGCAAGTTGGTTCATGCACCCGTTATTGAGTATTTGACCACAATTGCGAGCAAGCACAACGGAAGCGGTTGCCTTTGCTGTATAACCAGCCGCGTGTCCTCGTCGAAATCTCCATCAAAAGACATTTCCTTTTCTCCCGTAAAAAGAGGCGGCGCAACGCCCATTAAATCGTCTGCAACGCGATACTGAAGAACGTCGCTAGTCAGTCCATCGCCAACTTCCCCGCCCAGCGTCTTGTAAAGCCGGAGCGTGACGGAGTGGATTCGCTTCACCTGCCCCATGCTCACGCCGGCCGACGCATCCGCGTCTAACCGCATCGGCGTAATGTTCGTGATATACCCCAACCCCACATTTACAACCGACGCCTCGGAATCTAGCGTAATTGCCCCGCTCGTAACCACCTTGGACGTTTGGACGGCACCATCGGCCAAAACTTCAACCCTCTGCCCTTCCAAATGACCCAGCCCGCTCACCGTCGTAGTTGCCGCACCGTCATAAGTGATTCCCGAATCCACGTAAAAGCAGTGAGATTGATCCGTCCACTCCTCGCTATCCATGCGTTCAACATAGCGCACATTGGCGCCACCGACCAAACGCTTTACCACCGTCCAAACCTCGTTATCGCCGGCCCCGTAGATAGACGCCACGCTCTCAAATAGACCGTTACCCTGATTGCCGTTTGTGACGTGCCGATGCCAGCCAATCACCTCATGATCCCGCTCATACGTCATCCCGATTAGCTCACCGCCGCCTGTGACCGCCCAAAGCACACTTGCCGGCGTCTTCTGATAAGCCGTCTGAACGACGCCGCCAGCCGTGACGTGCTCCGCTAGCAAAGTAAGGTCCGGCGCGACGTAGCCCTCTTTCTCAAACGTGTAAGCCATCTCGCGCACCCTGCGCCCCTGCCGCTGAGTAAACAGCACCACGTCATTGACCAGTCGGCCGGCCAGGTTCGCAGACCCGTAATTTGAATGCAACCGAACCACCACGTTGCTAGCCGTTAACGTCGAGTCGTTGCTGCCCTGCATTGACCATTCGCCGCCAGCCGTGCCAATCAATAACGCTTTTTGCGCCACCATCCACCTTACAACGTCTTGACTGGGTATTGTGTAAACAAAAGCATCTGTGTCAGTCGTGCCTCTTAAAAAGTTTTCGTAGTCGTCCGTAGCCGATCCCCACACCGTTCCCGGTCGGTAACTTGTTCCAGCAAAGCAAAGGCGTTGCTCAAACAGCGCCACCGCCGCCGGGTATCCACGCTTCGGACTCCATGCGCCTTCTGCCCAGTAGCGCGTCGGCGTCAGCCCATACAACCCGCCAGTTGTTAATACCGTCGCCGTTACCACCGTTGACGACGTAAACCCCGTGATTTTGACGTAACCACGCCCGTATGGACTTTCCACCTCCAATATTGCCCGAGGAGAACTAGAACCCGACGACCAATCGCTTACCGTCACCCGATAAAGAGCATCTAACGGCTCGATTCCAGTCGTGTCATAATTGGAATCGCTTGCGCTCTCGACCTGCCGCACCAGCTCCCATGGCCCCCCTGAACCACTGTAAGACCGCTCGACCGCGACAATTGCATCCCAAGTGCCAGACGTGCGCAGCCGCCAGGTTCCCGCAATCCGTATTTCCGGACTACTGCCGCCTCCAGTCGCCATTGATTTCCGCACAGCTATATCCGTCCGCAGATAACTCACTTCCCAGTAAGCGCCAACATGCGACGCATCAAACAACGCAGACGACGCCGTAAGCGTAATGGTTCCTGACGTTGCACTTGGGTCAACCGTCACCGCCGTCACATTTTCATCTAACAAGGGTGGGTGATTCCACGCAACTTCAGTAAGCGTCCAAGTCGTATCCGCCACCCGCGACAGTTTGCGCACCGCATGATTTGGGTGCGTGATATAAACCACGTCGTTGATTTGACGGTATTGCAGTTCAAATAACTCAGATTCCTGATAGGGCGTCGCTATTTCGTAAGGCGTGCCAGAACTTAACACCTGCGCCCGATCCTTAAAAAACCGCATGTATTGATGCCCCGCCTCAATAATAAAGCTTGTCGAAGTCGAAAACAAAAACTCTAGCAATCGGCATTTGCGATTTGCGTGCTTCGCTTGTGCGACAAAGCGCAGCCCAGGACGCCGCCGCACCGCCCCATAGGTCTCGATTATCGCATTTTGAAGCACACGGCACCCTTTGCCGTATTTCTCCACATCCACCCGAGCGTCCAACAACGGCGACAGCTCGCCGGCATTAAAGCTTACCAGTTGCTTAATGCTGCGTCCACGGTTCGCCATGATGCTTAAACGTCCCCGTCGTTAGTCGAGCCATACCGGGCATTCACCCAGCGACTTTGCAGCGTAGGATTCCACCGATGACGACGACCCTCGTTGCCGTCCCGCATCCGCGCATTGCCAAGAACACGCTGATACTCGCCCATAAGTGCCGTCATTAACTGCTCGTCCTGCCGGATAGGCACCGCAATCTTAGCGGCCAGCAACACAACAACCGCATTCGTGAAAAGCGCATCCCATTGCGTTGTATCCGTGATTAGCGCCACATACCGCACCAGCGCCGTTTCCGCATCGGTCAGCAACAGCCGGCCTTCGATTACCCATTCGTCTTGCGGCTCGCCGTGATACTCCACCCCGTTGAGTTCCAGCAACAGCATCAGGTCAACGGGTAGCTGATACTGATAAGCCCATTCAAACGCCGGGACGGTGACAAGGCGGGCCAACTGCGCGCGTTTCGTCAAACAGTTCCACGTCCCCGACCGCGCCACCTCGTTAACCGTCGCGTCATACGCGTTAAGGCAGGCCCGGGCCCCCTTGCTCTCCCCGTCGTCAATCGACATGACGGTTTTGGCGCCAACTCGCGCCAGCGCCTGATTGCAAATGTCGGTAATCGTGAGGGCCATTGTAAATTGTCCGGGATTGTCCGCCCGGCCGGATTTTAGGTGAAACTAATCGCAATCTTGATTTCGTTTGCCGCCACGGCATCGGTTGCCCCATCGCCGGATGAAACGGTCGTCGCCAAGGCAATGCCCGTGCTAAAACTCATGCCATTTGCCCCAATGGGAATGTTAGCATTATTGCTCGTCGGCAGGTGCAGCGTTAGCACCGGAACGTCGGTCCCGACCACAGGGGCCGTCGCCTTGTTGTAAATCTTGAGGTGGCGAGCACTGGCGTTGTTGTTCGTCGCAACAATGCTCCAAACGGTTCCTGCACTAGCTTTTATGCTAGTCGCGTTGGTTGATGCCGCCGAATTGATGAAGGTAGTCGTCGGAGTGTTGACGATGGCCGCAAGGTCCTCCGTTGAAAGAACCACTGCCGCTGATTTATCTGCACTGAGTCTGCTCATGGTGAAATATGGTTTTGATTAAAGAAAAGCCCGCCCCAGCGCATAACGCCAAGGCGGGCCAAGTAAATCCACAACGGCCCCCAAGCCTTAGCGGGGGAAGTTAACCACAACTCGGAACTCCAACGTTCCGGTCGGGGTAGCAGTCGCCGCCGTGACCGTGCCGGTCAAGGTGGCATAGGTAAACGTCAGCCAAGACTCTTCAGTCGTGGTAAACGGAATGGCCGCCGCAACTCCACCCGTAAAGGTGTCAGCGCCGGCCGCCTGCACGTCCAACGCGGTCGAGTAGCGATCCGCGTCCAACACGGTGCCGTCGAGCTTGTAGTCGCCCACGGTGATCGTCGCGGTGGTGGCGCTGACACCGGAGCTAGTCACCGCACTGACCTGCGGAATGACAATGCAGCCAGGAGGCAGCTTGTAGAGCCGAACAATGTCGTTGGCCGCTTCGGTGCCGACCTGAGCGTATTTAAGAAGCAGCGTGCGGGTATTGGGCATCGCGTCGAGCGGCCCGATGGGATCTTTCCCACGAGGGGAGTTTTGCAGGGTGGCAAGAGCACCGTAAAAAATAGCCATGTTATTAGTCTCCTAAGTTACTGAGTTATGGTTTAAGCGTGATAGCACTCAACGGCGACGACGCCCTCTTCTTGACGGCGCGAAGCTCCCATGCGGCAGCGGGAACGAATCTGGATTGCATGTGATTCGCCGGGCATAATGTCGATGCTGACGCGGCGCTCGCCGTCGCCAAACTCGACGTAGTTTTTGTGATAGGCAAAGGCGCGGCGAATGTAGGTTTCCGAGATCGGCAGGTCGCGGACCTGCGTTTTCCACATGAAGCCCATCCATGTCTTGCCGTTGAGGCTGCCATCCGTGATCGGCTGAACGGCGGTGTAATCCGAGGACTGCACCTGGATGACGTTGGCAATCAAATCCTGTTCTTCCTGCGGGGAGCAAATGAAGTAACGGCCCATTTGCGGCACGAAAGCCGCGTCGAGGCGATACTTGGCTTCCGCCACCTTGGCAAAAGTAAGGCCGGAGTTCGCCGTGCCGAAATCCTCGTCAATGATTTGGCCGGCAGGAAGCGGCGTGAGAGTGGTTCCATCCTCGCCAGTCACCGCGCTGCCGTTAAGAGCAGCGACAACGGTGGCATCAATCTGCCGGTTGTAGGCGAACACGTCGCCTTCAATGTAAGCAGACTGAGGAGTGGCAAGGAGGCCAAGATCGGCCTCGTCCCACTCGTCAATAAGCTGGGGATTCTCGTATTTTTTGGCGAGGAGCCAACGGACATATGTATCCGGGGCGGACGCGATGGTGGGAAGCGCGCGGCCGGTGATCTCGCGCATGGCCTGTTGAGCCAGTTGAGAGACGCGCTTGCGCTCGCCCTTAACGGGGACGCGAGAAACGGTCTCGATGAGGTGGGAAGCGGTTTCCTGGAGGCGATGCTGCCAGACGCGCTCATAATCGATTTGAATATGTGCGCCGATGTCAAAAAGTGCGGGCATTGTAGTAGGTGATTAAAGGATGAAACTGACGATTAGGTTTCTGACCGTTTCGCCTTTTCGGGTATCCCTTCCGGGCCTACTCGGCTTTTGCCGCAGTGAGTCGCGGCCGCCTTTACTCGGGTCGCTTCGCTTACGCGGGTAGCGCCTTTGTCTGTTCCTGACCAATGCGCCGCGTTCCGCCCGTGTCAACTCAACAAAAAGGCCCTCCCGCCGCCAAGCAGGAGGGCCAACCCCATGATACACTATGAAAACGCCGGCTAATTGCCGTCAGCCAGCGCCGTAATCTCTGCCGCAGTCGGCTCATGGTCGAGCGCAAAACGACGCTGTTTTCCGTCCGGGAACGTCACGCAGAGCGTATGAGTGTGCGCGTTGAATGACCGTTCGCCCTTCTTGGCCGGCTCCACGACGTGCGCGAAACGAGGCGTAGCCCGCTCCGGCTCCGACTTCGCGGCCTGATCCACTGGAGCCAGCACGCCGCCGCCGTCACCTGCCGCCGCAGCCTCCAGCTTCTTTCGGGTCTTCCAGTGAAGCGGCTTGCCGCCCGGTTCCTTTGCATCGGTGGCGCTCACGCTTTACCCCCCGTCGCCAGATGCAGTTTGATGAGGCGTTGACGCTCCGCGCCGGCCCGTGCCACTCGCGCGCTGTCTCCGCTCTTCCAATCGGCGTGCAGCGGGTGCGTTGCGTCCGTCATAATGGCGTCCGCTTGTTCGAGGTAGGACTTGGCCCCGCTCACGTTGCCCTCGCCCACGCGGCTATCTTCCGCCGTTGCTGCCTTCAACGCCGCCAGGACGCGAATCATAGTCGGGTTGTTCGTCGCCGCGCTGCGCAGTTGATCCGGTTTAATGCCAGTCAGCCCGGCCGCAATGTCCAAGCCGCGCTCCGCATCGACCAGAGCTTGATCCAGCTTCGCGCCATAAACCGTAGCCAGCTCCGAGCGAGCCGCGACAACCGCACCCTCGCGCGCTTGCGCCATCGCTTTTGCGCCGTGCTCTTGGTCAAACTTCACCAGCTCCGCAGCCAACGCAGGGGAGGCAGCGTGCTTGTGCAGGATGCCGGCAATCCCGTCAGTATAAGCCTTCGAGAACACGGCGTCCGGCGAGCCTTCCGGCGGCTTAATCCCGTAGCCTTCCGGCTTGTCCGGCGCTCCCGTGAGTTTGCGGAAACGTGCGTCAAAGTCAGCACGCACCGAGTCCGGGGCATCGGCCGGTAGCGGTTCCAGCCCCTTTTGCGACGCCATGTAATTGAGGTTTGAGAGGCCCACCAGTAGCGCCTCAGTCGGGTTTTCGGCCTTGGCGTATTTCGTGAGGACCGACCGAGCCCCCTTGAACTTGTCGTCCGCCACGATCTTCGCCAGGTCCGGATGCAGCCCGCCCTCGGCATAAAGCGAGAACGCTTGCGCGGCAGCAGCGCCAGCGGCCGGCGGTGGCGTGCCGGCATCACCAACAGCTGGAGGCGCAGAGGAGGCCGGCACTACGGGCGCGGCAGGAGGCGGAGAACCGCCGAGGAGAGAAGCAGGCGCGGACGCTTGCGGTGCCGGCACGGAGGCCGGTGCGGGTGTATCGCTCATTTTCGTTTGGGTTTTTGTCGTTTGGGTTCCTGTTCGTCCCCGTCGCCCTTGGCACGTTCGGCCACGGCTGCCCGGAGTAAATTGGCGGTGTTTAGCATGAAGAGGCGTTGACCCTCTGCCGAGGCGTTAAACTGCGCGTCGCTATGCCCATCCTTGCCGGTGGCGACCAACGTAGTCCGATGAATGTATCCCCTGTGCTCCATGTCGGCCCACACAATGCGTTGCGCCTCCGTCCGCGTCGCGTCCGAAGTGCCTAGCACCTGAACGTAGGCGTGAAGCAGGCGCGCCCGCTCCCTCACCATGCGTTTCTCATCCTCTGACGGCTCACGAACCGGGGGACTAATCATAAATTACGCGCCGGCACCGCTCAGTTGCTGCCCGACCGCCTTTTGCAGCCCTTCGGGTGCGCGGCCCAAGTCGCCGGCAGCCTTTGCCGCTACGGCCATCTGCTCCGCTTGCGCGGCCTGTGCTTGTGCGGCCCGCTGCGCTTCGCGCATCTCGTCACGATCCGCGACGCTGCGCACAATATTGGCCGGCACGCCGTAGTTGCGCAGGATAGTCCGCGCGCCTTCGTCCGTGTCCACGTTTTGCATGACCTCGGGCGCACGCTCCGCAAGCGGCAGCAGCACCTCAATTGCCCGCAGGAAGGCGTTGTTTTCCGTCTCCTTGATGGCCAGCGCCATCTTGCCCGTCAGCACGATTTGCGGCAGCGCCAGGGAGGCCGTCTTACCGTCCGGCGACAGGACTAGCATCGACTGCGGAGCCTCCGGCAGCATCTTGCGCCGGAAAGCGATTGCGAAGCAGCGCCGCAGCATAGGGCGAAACACTTCATGCGATAGTCGCTCAAACGTGGGCGAGAACGTTCGCACCTTCTCCGCTAGACGCTGCCCGACCTCGTAAGCCGTCATCTGCCCCTTGTCCAAGTTGGCCAGCAGTTGGAACAAATCGACGTAGAACGCCCGGTGAATCTGTTCCTGGACCTGCCGGATTAGCTGTTCGCCAATGTCCCAGCGCCCACCAGTGGCAAACTCGCGCGGCCACGCATCCGCCGCAATGTTCGGGTCAACGACAGTCTCGCCGCCAGGTGACAGGTCGAGGCGCGACGTCAGGCCGTGAGGCACAAGAATACGCGGCCAGGCCGCAATTTCGCCCAGCGCCGCCATATGCTTGACCATTAAATTGACCTGCCGCACCGCCGGCAGCGCCTCGATTGAGGGCGAGTAGCCGTAGGGCGATTTTCCCCACTTGAGGAAGCGGGTCACGATGTAAGGCATTTCCGGGTAGCCCGACTCACGGCACACGATCTTGTCAGAGCACGACAGGTAAACGGACGCGATTGGGTAGAAACGCGCGTCTAGCTTCATCGGGTCAACCTCATCGGCCTTTCGAGGGTAAACCGCATGGATAAACTTGAACCGTTGAGTGTCGCACTTGGTCTTGTCCTCATACGCGACCGCCACCGACTTGCCGACGTTCTCAATTCCAAACTCTTGCACCGCCTGCCGTGGCGTCATCTCGAAATCGCGAAACACCTTATCCACCCGGCCCCGGTTGTTCTCTGCGATTGAATACGTTCCCACGTCATCCTTGCGGAAGTTCAACACCACGCCGTCCGGATCATCGTTCAACTCTTCGACGTAAAGCGCCGCGTGCGTGAACGCCGAGCGGTCCATTAGCATCTCATGCAGCTCCGTGTTAAAGTTGGAGTTTCCCAGCTCCCGCATGACAATCTCTGTGCAACGCTGGCAGTAATTTTG